GACAAGGAGAAGCTGCAGACGCCCTACGCAGCCCTGACCGCGCCAGACGTAACGCCGCAGTCAACTCAGCCGATTGATCCGTCCAAGGTGCCCGGTGCTGCCGGGCCGGAGAAGTTCACCGCCGCCGACCTGAAGAACGCGCCTGCCACTCCGCAGGCCAAGCCGGAAGCTACCGTCGATCCGATGTCGGTCTTGCTCGGCCATGACCGCGTGCCGCGCGCCCCGCGCCCCGCCGCCAATTATCAAGAATTCGAGCAAGCCGGTGCGATCAAGACGGAAGAGGACGCCGCCCGGGTTTTGGGAATCAACACACCGCTACAGGAAGCTGCCAGCGCCAAGGCCGCCAGTGCAATGGTCTCGTCCCTTGACGGGGGCGGTGCCATGCCTGCTCCGACCGCTCCCAGCGATGGCTCGGCTGTATACAGCGCTTTCAGACGTTTTCAAGGCTGATGAATGCAGGCGCACTGGTTTATTGCATCTTGGATGCCGACGGGGAATACACTCCGGACGGCTACGAGCTGATTGATACCGCTGTCGCCGGTGACTACGAGCTGCGCCTCTGGAAAGGTCATCAGCACGTCCAAGGTACCCCGGTAAAGTTCTACGAGTTGAGTTTAAACGCCGCCGGTCGGTCTTTCGATCCGAAAAGTCAAGGCACTCGCTACACTGGCAGCGTCCACGCACTCGGCCACCGCCGGGAACTGTTCGCCGTCGTCGGCAGGTGGTTGAAGCAGTTCAAGGAGTTCTACGTCGGCAGTTACGAGCTGAGCAAGGTGAAGCTGTACCATCGCCTGTTCAAACACTATTTCCCTCAGCTTACGATCGGTGACCCGGCCCCGGTATTCGACGAATGCGAAGGCCAGCCGGACTATTTCCGCGTCACTGCCTCTGATGCTGTTCTGCGCCAACTGGCCGAAGCTTTAGAGGATGAGGTAAACGTCGATCAGTACGTGTCTGATCTGCCATCGGCACTTGACCGGGCGATCACGTGGGCGAAGCAGGAGATTACCCGCCAGATAGAAGGTGAACGCCCTACCGACACAGACGATGACGAGGTCGTCATTGATCCGGATAACCTATACGATGCGCTGGCTGCCGTCGTAAAACAGGCGATGGAGATGTTCCATCTGGACGATGATACTGTAGACGCCAACCGGACATTCAGCACGATCCACTACCATTTGGTGAAGTATGTAGATAGACGGTGGCCTGAGGATTTACCTTAACCGTATACGCTATGCTCGTACCTGATGGAATCGTTATCGCCCCGGCGGTGGCACCTACCGTGCCCAAGCCGTCGATACCCTCAGTCGCGGTACCGGAGAATAAACTCCATGTGCTACTGACCCGGGAGATGTGGAGCGATTATTTCACGGTTGTCATGGACAACGGTCAATCAGAAGAGCTTGATGTAGAATCTCTTAGAGAGTGGTTCCGGGTACGTGGAGCGGACATGGACAAGATGGAAAAAGTGTTCGACACCGCTTGGAATTTCAAGCGGGCAGAGGTTATCATAAACAAACCGAAGGAACCGCCCCGCAACCGTCTACCGTTTGCCCCTGAAATCTGACTTCTTCGTATAAACTTTTGATTGAGTTTCCAATCTTATTAGGTGTGAAAGTGTAGACGTAAACACCGACTGGCGCAAACGTTCGTTTGTAATAATGCGAACATGCGTCAATACCTCATAGAAGGCGTAACCGGAGCTTTTCCGTTTATTGTCGACCGGTCTAAGCAACCGGTCTCGGAAAGCCGCCCCGATGGCAATGGCTATACCCGCATTCCCGGGCGCTTCAGCGTCTGCGACTGCATCAACGGTAACAACCGTCGGTACGGCAAGCGCGTCTGGGAAAAGAACCTGCAGCCCGGTTCCACCCTGCAGGAATCGATTTCCCGCAACGCTGCGTTCGGCCTTCTCGAACATCCCAAAGACGGTATTGTCACTCTCCTCTCTCCGATTTCCCACCACGTAACCAAAGCCCAGATGGTCGAAGGCAAAGATGCCCAAGGCCGTACGGTATACGAAGTCACGGGTGAGATCGCCGTCCTTGAAACCGAGGAAGGCAAGAAACTGAAGGCTTTGATCGAAGGCGGCTACAACCCGCTAGTATCCAGCCGTGGGTACGGATCCTTGAACCGCGCCGCCGACGGGGTGGATGAAGTTTGCGAGGATTACGTCTGCGAAGGCTGGGACGTGGTCATCAAGCCCAGCTTTGAAACGGCGGAATTGACGCCGAACCGCAGTACCACGACGCCGACCATGGCCGCCCCGGTGAAACCTAATCCGCAGGCCGAGTCCGTCGTCGAAAAAGGTAACTCTCCCGCACCGGCTCCTGCCGCTGCCCCTCAAAATTTGAAGGAGTCGACTCCCTCATCTGGCCCGGCAAAACCGACCAGCGAAACCAAAACTAACACACACAAAACTATGGAACTGAACGAACTAATGGCGCGTATCGATGCGCTACGTAGCACCGATCCTGCGAAGCCGAAACGTTTCGCCGAGTCGATGTCTCAGGTGGAAGAACTCCACCAGCAGGTCGCTGAATGGGCCGCCGCCGACGCAAAGCGTTCGTGGAATGCCCAGAAGCTTCACAAACAGCTCGAATCCCTTTCCGAATCCTTCACGGCCACCGTGCAGGCCCCGGCCAAGGAATCCAAACGCCTCAGCGAGCAGAATACCAAGCTCATGAAGGTGGTCAACGCCGTGGCCAACACCGCCGTCACCTACAAGAAGAAATTGGGTGAAGCGCTGAAAGCTGACGGCAGCCGCGTCAAGATGATCGAAGAACTGACCCGCCGTGGTCAGGGCTGGCAGCGCATCGCTGAAAGCCGCAAGCAGAAGTTCGCCGTCCTCGAAAAGGATTTCGACACCTCCTGCGAAGCGCTCGACCTCATGGCCGCTCGCTACCATGAAGACGTCACCGAATTGGGCCGCCGCCTGATCGTGCTCGAATTCAAGGAAAAAGCTCAAACGCCGGAGATCCAGAAGTCGCTCAAGGAAGCGAGCCGTCTCCGTCACATCGTTGCCATCCGCGAACAGCTGGAAGGCAAACCTGCGAAGAAAGTCCAAGAAGCCGACGCGCTGAAGAAGCCGACGGAAGGCGAAACTCCGAGTACGGAAGCCATCAAGGACGACAAACAGAAGGGCGCTGGCAGCCCTGACGAAGGCAAGGTCGCCAAGGAACCGGGTAAGGTTACCACGGAATCCAAGACGATCTCCGAATCGCAGATCGTAAAATCTGACCGCGTTGGTATGTCGATCTCGAACATCAACGAGTCCGTGGAACTGGTACAACGGCTTAGCCAAGTTCCCGCCGCCAAGTAAAACAAGCCAAACCACACAAAAAACACACAAAAACTATGGTTATCATCACTGAAAGTGGAAGACCAGTATTGGCGTCCGACGGCGGCCACATCAGCCGTTTCATGGACGTTTTGGAGTGGGGCCACCGCCTCGCTGAAACATCATTGGGCGTCGCTGAGAAGAACTCTCGCGGTCTTTGGGAAGCCAAGGGCTGGAAGGAATTCGTTCAGCACATGCCTGAGCACAAGCGCCCGCTCGCTGCGATCATGTTGGAAAACTGCCGCAGCCGCTTCGGTCGCCTCGACGAAGTCACGCGGACGACCTCCCTCGGAACTTTCGATAAGTGGATTTTTCCGATTATCGCGAACATGTCCGAGAACGACGTGATCGACCAGTTGGTTGCTTTGCAGCCGATGGCTGGCCCGGTCTCGCAGATCGTTTACATGGACATCGTGACCGGACGCCGCAAAGGCCGCACACCCGCTGGCTCGCCCATGTGGCGCGCACTGCAAGGCGCGGTTGACCGCGACGACGATGGTGACGAAGTCGTGCAGGACGAGTCCGGCACCACCTCCGGCGGCGCAGTTGCCGTCTTGGAATGGTCGCCGCTCCGCCCGGGCACCATCACCGGTACCATCAACAACATCAGCTTCGCTGACGATGGCAACGGCTCGTTGATCAACACCGCCACGAACGGCTCGATCGGTACGGTCGCCTACCAAGGCACCGGCGCTGGCACGCTGACGTTCACCAACAGCGGCACGTATCAGTCACAGGCTTACACCGTGACCTACGCGTTCAACTCGGAAGGCAATCTCGCCATTCAGGACTATGAGATGAAGCTCAGCAGCACCCCGGTGACTGCGAAGGTCATGAAGCTCAAGACCCTGTGGAGCGAAGAAGCCGACCAGAACCTGCAGGCCATGTATAACATCAAGGCCGAAAGCGTTCTGTTGAATGCGCTGACGAACGCGCTGCAGTATCAGAAACATCGCCAAGTCATTTTCGACTTGCGCGCCAAGGCCGACGCTGGCTTCGTCGTCTGGGATGCGATCGCTCCGGCGAACGTGAACTACCAGACCCACAAGTTCAGCATCATCGATGCGTTCGAGACTGCCTCGAACTTCATCTTCGCGTCGACGAACATGGTCGCCGGTAACTGGTTGCTGCTCGGTCTCCAAGCGGCCACTGTGGTTGCCACGCTGCCTCAGTTCGTGCCGAAGAACAACCGCGTCCAGATGCAGGGTATCACCTACATCGGCGACCTCGGCAACAAGAAGGTGTTCGCTGATCCGCATTACCCGACCAACGAGTTCCTCGTGGGTCACAAGGGCGATCAGTTCCTGACCACCGGCTACGTTCTGGCCGAATACCAGAAGCTGTATACCACGCCCGACGTGGTTCTGCCGGACTTCATCCACCAACGCGGGTTTGCGACGAGCTTCGCGCGTAAGATGGTGAATTCTAAAATGTTTTGTAGGGGTCTTATTAGCAACTCTCCTACGGCTTTTGGCCAAACGATCGGTTAAGCCGCATAAACATTGATTAAAATCGCAACCCCGCTCGGTAAAACGAGCGGGGTTTTTATTTTATTTTGACGTTATGTCTACATGTAACATGTATAGGAATACTAAAAAATAATTATTTGACTTTTAATTTACTTGTTCTATTTTAAGGCATGAACTTGAAATACACAGATCAAATGCTTATAGACAGCGCAAGACAATTCAACACTCTCGCTGAGTGGCGACACGCTGACCGCCGAAAGTACGAACAAGCGCTTCGTAGAGGTGTTATTGAAAAGATACGAAATTTTCTTCCCTCGGAAGTTGGCGGCCCGAAACCGGCATACACTGAAGATGAACTCATCGCGGACGCTGCTCGATTTAATACACGCCGTGAATGGGAATCTGCCGGAAAACGAAAAATGGAGCAAGGAGAAGTTAGTCCATTTTACTGCGCCATGAACTATCCAGATTTCTTTACTAAGCATTGCGCGCACATGGAAATTAGACATCAGTGGACTGACGATGAAATCATCGCTGTAGCTGCGAACTACAAGCATAAGGGCGATTGGAAGCGCGCCGCCGACAGAAAACACGCTGCTGCTTATCAGTCAGCACTGGATCGTCCAGAAATCTTCAAACGCGCCACGGCGCACATGACCGCCAAAGCCAACCCGTACGCTGGTGACTACGTCATTTATGCTTTCGAGTTCACCGACCGGCACGCTTACGTTGGGCTGACCTTCCGACCTGCAGATCGACTTGCCGAGCACCTGACACGCGGCCCGGTGTTCAATCACCTATCCACCTGTCCGAACTACGAGCACAAGCACCTTGCCACCGGTATCGCGTCCCCTGACGACGTCGTGGCCGAGGAAAAGAAATGGATCGAACAATACCGAGCCGACGGCTGGACGCTCTTGAACACCTCCGACGGCGGCGGACTAGGCACAGTCCAGCGTGTCAAGGAATGGACAAAAGAACTCGTCCTCGCCGACGCCCGCCGGTTTGATACC